TGCCGTTACCAACGCGCTTAAAGCCTCCATGTTAGAGCCTAGGTAAATAACTGCCGCGCTTATAGCTGTAATTGCAACTATTACAGGAAGGGCGGCAACGCCAAACACCGCTAGAGCAGTATTTATAGCTAAAAAAGCAAGTCCTGCCGTTGCTAATACTGTAATAATTCCAGCGACCGCCGTCCCAACTAGTATAACGTTACTGGCAAATTTAAACACCTCCGGATTGCCGTCCCGCAAAGTTTTTAAAATCTTTAATAATTCGGTGGTAAACGGCTGGATGGTTTTAAATATATTTTCGCCTATAGATGAAAATATATTTCCTAGCACGTTTTGTAGTTGAATAAATACGCCCGTCCCTTGTGCCGCTGCTTTTGCGACGCCTCCAAATTCTCGCTCTAATTCGTTTAATATTATTTTCTGAGCGCCCATAATATTACCGCTTTCTTGCAGTGTTTTTATTTGCTCTTTTTGCTCCTCCGTGAATTTCACGCCCACGCGCGACAACGCTGATAAACCGACTATTGGGTCGTTTAAAGCTTTTCCTAGTTGTATAGCCGCTCCCGCTGCGTCTGTTCCCATTTTTTCCGCAAGATTTAAAGTCGCTTCTGTAGCTTGCGGGAATACGTCGCGGCCTATGTTGGTAAACGTAAGTAGCATGTTTTGCGCGGCTGTAACTGCCGAATCCGTGAAAGTAGTTTGGTCTTGTAACCTTGCTGATAATTCTGCAACCTGCTGAGATGTAACTCCAGCTGCGTATCCCGTGGACTTTAAGACGGCCTCTGTCTGGAAAATAGCTTGCTCGTCGTCGCGAAATGCAGCAACTAAGCCTATCGCGGCGGCTGTTAAACCCACGAAAGCAACCGTTGAAACTTTTGCTATGCTTTTTAAATTATCCTCTAACTTAGCAGTTTCTGCTTTGATGCTATCAAATTCTTTTTTTAAACCTTGCGAATCGCCATTGATGCGAATTAAAAGACTTTTGTCACTAGACATTTATTTTTCCCCGCAATCGTTTATCAATCTCTTTTTGCATTTTGCCGAAATCTTTATCGCTTATTTTTACGGAGCTTTCTTTTTGTTTTTTTATTGAGTAAGCGTTTATGTCTTGCCCGTTGCTAGCAAGCCCCGTAAGCATTGCAAGATAGCAATACGCGTTATTTTCTCTGATATTTATTAACTCCAAAAATCTATGCGCCAGCTTCGGCGTCACTTCGTTTATAAAGGTTTCGTAAGTGTAGGAATAGCTCGCCGCAATAACGTCGAAAATCTCTTCCAAATCGAGTGCCTGAGTAGGCGCGTGGCTTTTTTTTTATCCTCTGATGAAAAACTATCTTGTATTACAGTCGTTACCGCTTGCAATATAGACGTGTAATTTAATAATCCATCTGTGACATTGTTTTCGCAAATAATACAATAAAATTTATGTACTGTATTTGTTTCCTCTTGTGTGTTCTCTATTTCAATTTTAAATAGGTTTAAAATTGCTATAGACTCAGCATCAAGCAAGCAATACCCTATTTTTGCAATTTCCATGGGTGTTGGGTTGCTTAAAGCCGCGCCCAAATCCTTGTCTTTTAGTGCAAAATTTATTTCTATTAATCGTTTAAAGGTTAGAGGTAAAAATGTTAATTTTAAAACCTCATCACCGCATATAATAGACGCGTATTGCTTGCTTGTTATTTTGCTTTTCATTATGTAGTGGCCTTTACTGTTTCGATGCGATAAACGCCATTTTTTGTAGCGTCATAATACATTTCTATTGTCGTGCTAGCTTCAGAAAACTCTTGAGCCGTCAACGCGATAGGAAGGCCAGAGCCTGAGCATTTATAGCAATCGATAATAAACATCTCGTTTGTTCCTTGACGCTGTGCAGCTATCAACATACCAAAATCATTAAATACCTCTGTACTAGCCCCGATAATAACTTCTTTTGATATTGTATTAATAGGCCGAGCAGTGAAAGTAAAAGTGTCGCCTGTTGTCATGCCTATAGTGCCAGCTCCGCCGGTTATAGAAATGCCATAACTAGGAATTGTTACTACTGCGCCTGTTGTAATTGTTAGCGGCGTTGCAGTAATTTTTAAAAGGTCGTTTACAAAAACTGTATTAATGCCCTGCGCGAAATCCAAATCAGTATAAGCATAAACATCAACCGTTGTCGCCGACGCTGCAATCACTAAATATTTACCGAATTTTACGTCGCCTTTTTTTACTACTTGTATACTAGCTATGCCTGTCGCAGCTACTAGCGTACCTTCGCCAGCAGTTATCGCCGAAACGCTCGCGCCTGTTTCTGCTGCGTTGGTCGTTATTGCTTTGCCTAGTAAAGTTTCAAATAAAAAGTCTGGATACTCGCTAAGTTTTAACGATAATTGCGTTTTAATAGCTCCGCGCTCAACTTTTATAGGGTATTTAGAAGAACCGCCGTTCAAAGGAATTAAAGTTCCCTCGCTTGTAATTTCGCAGCTGCCAATAACTTTCGCAATCCCTAAGGGTTTTTGTGTAGTTATGTTATACGCCGTAATGCTATGCACGCCAAAAACAGCGCTAGGTTGTGATAGTCCCATTTAGTAGCTCCTATATTATTTTTTCTGTTTTAAGGTTTTCGTAAAATTTCGCTGGTATTCCAAGTTTGATAATATCATCACCCCGCTTAATTGCAAAATAGTAGCTGTTTTGGGCGATAATAAAATCCCTTTTTGCTATTAATATTTTTGTTTTCCTTTTCATAAATTACCCCATTATGGTAGCGGTTACGTGTACGCCGCCTATTTTAAAATCTGCGCCCTTATTAAGCTGAAAATTAGTGGGTAAAAACTCATCTATTAAAAGTGGCGAAGCCGATGGGATTTTTTTATAGTTTGCTAAGATAATTTCCCGCAAGCTTCTAATGTACCGAAGCGCCTTGCTTTCTACCCCGTTTTGGTTTTGATTGTCGAATACTATCGAAATAAACATTGTCACCACAAGGGAAGTTTGCGCCCCGTTCGTCTTTACAATTACGTTAGATAATCCGTAATAAATAAAGGGTGAAACGTTTAGTACTTGGTCTGTGATATCATTATAGTAACTGCTTGTTGCAATATCCGTTAAAACATAATCGTCGTTTTTTTCTGTGTTAATTTCTGTTATTTTTGCGGCTAAGTTAGATTGCACTATTGAAATGATTGCATCTCGGAATGTTTCCACGTCGTATTTTTTACTTGACATCTCCCAGCACCTCTATTTTAGCTGTAATATAATTTTGTAATATTCTTTCGAATCTACCGGCCTGAGCCTCGTCTATAAAAAGATATTTTCTTAGCGGCATTTTGCTAGTGCCTTCTTGCACGAAGCGCGAATATGGCACACTTGTTCCCTGTACCAGAGTTTGCTTGCCTATATTAATAATACTATCGCCCGACCCTCCTTTGGTAACCGAGTCCCGCAAGCGACCGGTTAGCACGAGGATAGGCGCGGACGGATTAATTTTATTTTTATATTTTGCATATTTAGGACTTAAAGCTGGATATCTACCACCTGTTTTTAATATGAAATTTTTAATTGTATTCTTAAAAATATCACGGGATATTTCCCCCATTGGAAAGCGCAAATCATCAACGCTTTTTATGGCTTTATCTAAAGCTAAAGCAAATCGCTTATCATTATCCACGTTATAAGAGGTAAAAGCTACCATTGCTGGCTCTCCTTTTTAAATACTGGGATTATATCACTGTTTGCGCTTTCGCTATGGAAGCTTAATAAACCGCTTGCCGCGTCAATTAAAGTGGCGCTCGGAAGAGCCATAACATTATCTCTAATTGCTTTCAGCATATTCATGCTTTCGCGGTACGCGCTACCCTCTGTTATATCCTGAATAATTACACCGTCTGGTACTGGATTACTTTTACTTAAATCCAGTATTTTTGCAATGCGATAAACCACAATATCTATAGATATTTTTTTTAATATATTTACTGCTTGCGCGGTTGCTACCGGCGTTGCGTATCGCTGCCCGATGTACATATCTATAATGGCGTCAGCCTGTTCAATAAACTCTAAAACAGACGCGGAGGTCACGTTAGAGGTCGTGCTAATCGGCATATTTTTTAATTCTGCTGCAATGTTAGCGCTGGTGCAATAAGCCATTATTTCACCTCTAACCAGCCGTTAGTTTCAAAATCTTTTATATCTTCGATAGGGCAAATACTCCCCTTTTCGTAAAACTTCCCATT